GTTGGTGTTGGAGTTGGTGTTGGAGTGTTTGTGTTAGTAGGTGTTGGTGTTGGTGTTAATGTTGGTGTGGATGTAGGTGTTGCTGTAGGAGTTGCTGTTGGTGTTGGAGTTGGTGTTACAGTAGGTGTAGCTGTTGGAGTAGGAGTAGCTGTAGGTGTTGGTGTTGGAGTAGGGGTTGGTGTTGGCATAAATCCATTTGGAATTATACTTAACACAGCTATATTTTGCTCATAAAATACATTACCAATATATGAACTTTGAGATATTGTTGTACCAATAGATGAACCTATATTGCTTCCACTATAACGTAAGTTATAATTTCCATCATCATAAATTTTATAAGTACTAGAACCACTAAGAAAACTTAATTCTAAAGTAGTTGGTAATATCTTATCACCAGTTAATTGACGTGGAAAATTAATAACATAAATTAAATCACCATTTCCTGTTGGAAAATATTTTACAGTATCTAAATTACCTAACTCAATAAATCCATTATAATATGAAGATGTAGATAAAGTACCATCATTATAGATAGTACCTAACATTGAACTTGTATCTCTGTATCTGGGTAAAAAACTAGGATAATAAGTAGTATTTACCATGTCATAAACTAAACGATCATATTGATCATTAGTTTCAAATTCATTATATGGATCAAATAATGAACTAGTAAATTTAATTCCTGAGTTTATTGTAATTTGAAAGTCAGCTAAAGACCCAGATGGTATATTCCAGCTTTTATTCGCTGTATATGGAACTACAAATGAGTCTGATACATTGATTCGTTTAAATACTGACATTGGCAGAACATTAGAAATCTAATTTAACACGTAATAATAGTTCTTTAGTAAAATCTTTTATTAATGGTTTGTTTAATTTTGCTACAGCAACTAAATCACCAGTATCATTATATAAACCAACAGTTGTGATATAGGTTTGTGGGTTATAAATTAATTGAGTATATAATAAATTACCATTACTATCAATCACAGTTGGATTTGTTGTATAATTATTTTCAGCATTTTTAACACGTACAAAGAAATAACGTGAAGAAATAGTTTCATAGTTTTGTAAACGGAAACTAGCTCCTGAATTTAATAGTTCAAATACTTTTCTATTATTTAAATTATAACTACCACTCACAGCTGTCCAAGCTGCGGCTTGTGATGAACTAAATTCATTCCAAGTCACATTTAAACCACCTAAGTTACCTACTGGATTAGCTAAAGCTCTTGGGTTTAATATAATTAATCCTTCATCAGGAACTACAATACCATAAGAACCACTAACTGTATAATTTGAAGAATAAACACTATTAAAAGAACCACTTAATAATTGATAAACACGAGATGTACCAATATAAGTAGCAGTTGTTGTAACAGTAGAATCATCAGTTAATTTAACAGTATTTGAACCAGTACTCAATGTTAAAGTCATTGAACCTGGATTGAATGATTCTTTAAAACGAGCTCTATTAACTGATAAAACAATAATATCTTTTGATGAATAATTATTAGATCCAAAAGTAAATGGAGTATTTTCATCTCCATAAATTAGTGATCTAAATTGACCATAGATATCTCTTGTTGGTGTTTTATCAACAATGGCTGGGTTGAAATAAGCTGAACCTGAACCACTTATATGTCCATAAGCTACTGAGAATTGTACTAATGCATCTGTATTTATAGAAGCTGTTTGGTAAACATCTAAATAGAATGTTCCTGGAATAGAAGATTCTTGAGTAGAACTAGTGAAAAAAGTAGTTAATGTTGTAACATCACTACTCCACATTGGAGATATCACCGCGTCTGCACTTACTACTGAATCTTCAGGATTGAATGCTGTAAAAGACATATATTAATTAGGTTTTAATTATTGTTAAAGGTATAGTAATTCTAGCACCACTATCTCTACCAGTACAAGTAATTGTAGTTGTAATGGTAGCACCTGGTAAAGCTGAAGTACCAAATAAAGTATTAATTGTTGTAGCAATTAAACTAAATGAAGTACCAATTTGGCTTTGAGATAAACTAGTACCTGAAGCATTTGGTATTGGATTAGTCACATTTAGACCAGTTGTATCAATACCTGTACTAGTAAATGTACTTAAGAATCTTGAATCTCCCACAGTCATTAAATAACCAGATGGTTCAAAAGTTGAAACAGCACCTAAGTAGTTTAATGTTTGAGGAGTAATATTGATAGCGGCGGCTTGACGTAATGATACAGCTGTATATCCAAGATTTAACACAGGTAATTTAGAAGTACCACGTGGTAAAGTTACTAACTTGTATTTTAAGTTTTGAGTATCATCAGTGAATGCTTGTAACAAAGGCATTTTTTCAATTGCCTCACCAAAGAAAGCTGATCCAGATGGATGAGTTGGATTGTATAAAGTGTAATCAATCTCATCATCTGCTAACGCAAATTGTGTGATTTGAAATGATCCGTCATTACGAGCCATTAACTCACGACCTTTCTTTGTTAATACGGCATCAATTGTTACTAACTGATTGTTTAAAAATGACATATTCTAAATGTGTTTTATATAAATATATTATTGTTTGAGAACTGTAGCAAAGAGTCTACTCTTTAAGTTACTTACAATGTTTGCTAATTTAGCGTCAACAGCTAATTGTAAATTAGTATTTTTAGCTATACCAGATGAAGTTTCACCTGGATTTTTCTGGTGTTGTATTACAATATTTGTCTCATCAGGTATTCTTTTAATAAATATATATTTATCAATTGAATATAATGAACTAGTAGCAACATTGTTCACTAGATTATTCACTTTAAATATCACTCGATCTTGGGAACTAGTTGGAGGATATATATCAGTGATTTCATACTCTAATTGTGGTATAAATGTTGAACCAGAAGCAAATCTAATTAAATCACCTTTATTTAATTCAAATCTATAATCTATTTTAGATCCTGAAGTTACACTACCAGAAAAATAAAATCCTGGATAGTATTGGGACATGGCTGCTGAGCAGGATATAATTGATAAATCAGTTGGTTGAATTGATAATATTGGATTTGTGTCAACTATTCTAAATTTAAATTGTCCAGCTGTACCAGCATTTTGAATACTTTGAATAAAATTAGGTCCAATATTTCTACCATTAATATAATATGGAGAAAAATCTGTTATATTACTACCAGCAGGCATTAATCCAACATAATATCTATAAACGCTAAGGTTAAAAATACCACTAATTCCAGTTAGATTAATTCTAACAGCATATGATATAATAGTATCAAGAGCCACAGTACCTGATATTTTTTTAACTTGATATCTTACTCTTTTTTGAGCATTTAGAAAACCATAACTTTCATTATATGGTATAATAACAAAATCAGCAGCTGTATAAGGACTATTACTAGAAACACCGTTAGGGAAGAAAAGAGGATCAGCGTTATAAACTAAATCATAAGATCCTGTTCTCCATAATATTGGAGAGAATCTAAATCCACCAGCAAATATTTCTTTATTACCATCTAAATTAGCTTGGTCAGATGGATTTTGATAGTCAAATAAACTAATATTAATTATTTCTCCTGATTTAAATGTATTTTGTACTTGATATAAATTATATCTTTGGTCTTCAGTTAAAACTTCATAATTACGTTTAGATAACTCAGTCAAATTACTATCCTCATCAATTAAATACTTAATGTAAACATTACTACGATCATACATTGCTAATATATCAAGAGCATTAACTACAACTTCTGAGATGAAAGCAAATTGCTTAGTGTTTTTATCTATAGCAGCTGTTTTACCATATGTTGAATCATCATTTGAAAATACATTATATAATTGACTTGTGGTTGTTGAACCATTATATCTTGGATTAGAGTGACGATAATAATTGTCTGTAAAATCTTGATGTTGAAAACTTTCAGTCACATAATTACTTCCTTTTATAAATCCAGAATTTCCTCCAATAAGAGTTAACATTTTTCTTCTATTGGAAATATGATTTTGAGATACATTATTTAATAATGGATTAAATTCAACATTCCATATTGATGAAGAATATGAACTAGTATTATTAGACTTATATCCTATAGCAAAAGGATTAAAATTATTTATATCAAAATCATCATGAATAAAAATAGATGATGAAGGTAGTTCACCTGTAAAGAAATCTCTAGCATCTGAGACCATAGTCACAGGTCCTGATTTACTATTGATTGTATAATTGTAAAGTGATTGGCTATAATTACCACCATTACTAGATGTAATAAAAGCAGTATTAATAGACTGACTTAAATTATTATTTCTATCAATGTTAAGTTTTTGTATAACAATAGATGGTCTTTCAAGTAAATTAGGTTTGATAACAATACCTGTAGCTGCATTAGTTCTAGCAGGTACAAAATCTTTAAGTGTTCTAAATAATGAATTATGGAAAAATTCAATTAAACGGATATAATCTTTATAATTATATTTATTTTTATATTTTTTAAAATATTCAAATCTTAAATTATCTAAAGCATTATAACCATTACCTCTAGGATCACCTATAAATTCATCAATATTATAAGTTGAACCTAATTGAGCTATAATATCTCTATCAATCTCATCTTGTGGAGACAAACTAGCGTCAATTAGATGTATATCTTTAGTTAAAGGAATAATAGGTTGTATCTCAATACTTTTATTAGGCATTAATTGAGTACCATACTCACTACCACTATAAATTCTTACCTTATCATTTACTGGGTTAGCATATCCTGAATTTGCAATGTTAGCATAATATATTTCAGTAAATGAATTATAATTATTTTGATTTATAAAACTAGAGAATGACGCTGTCCAAGATTGGGTTTTTTGATCTGGGGCTGTTGAAGATACAGTTGTTGTTGTACTATGGTTGTAAGTGTATAAGTTATTACCTAAAGGCCATCTAGCAGCCAAATCATTATAAGCTGAAGATGTATAAGTACTTTCAATTGATTCAGGATTTAAAACATGAAAATCAAATTTAGAATCTGATAAGTAATTAGACCATAATCTTATTTCTTGTATTGATCCTGAGAATGGATAAGAACCACCTCCAAATATCATGTTACCTTGTCTATACCAAAGTAAGTTATTAGCTGAAGTAGATGTGATGTGGTTAAACTAGCACTTGTTTTATGTCCTATTTCTCCCCAAACATTACTTTTAACAAAAAACTCATATGTTTGAGAAGTACTAGTATCAGCTATACCTAAGTCAGGATTTTTTCTTTGTACTAAAACACTAAACCAATCAGTGTCATTATCTGAGTCACTATTTGATCCTGTATAAAAAACAGGTATAGTTGAAGATGATACTAATAATGATCCTAATTTAAATTGAAAATATCCAAAATCACCTGTGCTACCTGAGTATATAGAATCAGCTGAGGCTGTATTAGCGTATAATAAATTAAATTGAATATCAGATCCACTATAAAATAAAGATTGAGTAGTAAAATTTGATATTGGATAAGCTTTAAACCTAAATTCAACACCATTAGGTGCTATATTACTAAATCCAGTTCTAGCTAAACTTTGTGATGTGTAATTCCAAGGTAAACTTATTGTGTTTGAACTTGATAATTGTAAAGCATATGTGAATCTATCAAACTCATATTCAGTAGTAGAGGTTGATTTATCAACACCACCATATTCAGTGTAACCCATTACAGTTGAAGGAATACCAAATATAGTATTTAAATATTGAATAAAACGATTTGTACCTTTAGATTTAAGTAATAAAGGTAAATTATGATATAAACGCTTATAAATACCTTTTTGCTGATCTTGACCTGACATTTGATAGTTAGAAGCACTAACTAATGTTTGATATGAACCTGTTGGGAATTTATAAGTACCATCTTCATTAACACCATACAAATATTGAAAAACATTTTTTCCATCTTGGTCAGTGTATGTATTAATACCCATTGATTGTAAAGCAAAATATACTATATCTTTGGATATACCTTGATCTAAAGCATTTTTAGCTTTATATAAGTCAGTTATAGCTTTAATATGAATCCAAATGTCATCAAACATTTGACCCATTGAAGCTACAAACTTAAATACTAATTCATTATCTGTATTCTCAGTTATATAACCAGGCATTGCGTAAAGCATATAATTCTGGTTATTATCATCATATAATGAAGCTGAATTGTAACTACCACTATACCAAACTTGAGCTTGGGAAGATGATACTGAATAGTTTATATATGGTTTAACTGAGGTTTGTTTAGGCTAAACATATGCTCCTGTTTCATAATAAAGATGTTGTTCCCAACCATCAAAACTTTGAATAGTTTGATTTATTTTATTTTGATATGATTGAGCATCTAATTGAGCTGTTGGTGTAGAACTAGTAGCAGCTGAAGATGAGGCAGATGAATATAATTCAATATTATTTAATTTATATTGAAATCCTTCTAATCTACGAGCTGCAGATGAAAAATGAACCCAATCTTCATATTCAAAATTATCATAATTAATATTAATACTAAAATTAGAGGCACTTAAACGACCTAATAATTGTTGTAATTGTGGAGCAAAATTACCTTGAAAAGTAGTAATTTGTCTAAAATTATAATAAGGTGTTGGTCCGACTCTTAAATTATATAAATCTAAATTAAAGTTTGGTCCACGTAATGTTGGAAATGTAACTGATATAGGATCAATAGTTATATTAACATTAAACTCTTGTGTGTTTGCTATCTCATCAACAATACTAACTAAAGTATTTAAACCAATATTAGATGGTAGAGGATTAAGTAACTTAATTAATATAGTTGGTGATGGAGTATTATTACTTAATATCGGTGATCCTAAATCTAAAGCTATATTAATAGCTGGTAGTAATTTATTTTTACCAAGATTTAGATAAAATTCTTTAAAGTAAGGTGCACTCTGAAATTCATAGATAAAATTAAGAGTTAAATCTCTTAAATCAGAATCAGAAATATTATTAGTTGATAATCTTATTTCAGTTCTATCATTAGATATTTCTTTTATAAAGAAAGTCCTATCATAATTTAAATCTATTTTGGGTCTTAAAATATTATAAGTAACCTTAAAATCACCAAATTGTAATCCTAAATTTTTTAAATCTGAAGATGGATCAAATAATAATTCTTTTAAAAATATAGATCCTGATGTTGGTTGGAATGTTCCTGGAACTGAGTATCCTTTAAAAGGAATAACAGAATATAAAATATTATCTGCAGGATCAGCAACATGTAATTCAATATAATCCTCTGGATTACCAAAAGAACGCATCATTTCTTTAGCTGGAATTAAAGCAGATGAAGCTGATCCTGATAGGATATTATTATTTGTTGGTAATTTTATAACAGTTATTGACATATTATATTTGTGTTCCTATATTAATATTACTTTCTAGTAATATTTGATTTTTTAATTCAATATTTTCTTCTCTTAAGTTAGAGATTTCTGTTGTTAAATCATCTAAAGATATTCCTAAGTATTCTAAACTTCTAGTAGCTAATACTAGATGTGAATTTTCTGAACCAGAAGGAGGAATATTATAAAATAAAGTATTATATTGGTCAAAAAAAGCTTGGATATCTTGTTCAATCACATCTTCTCCTTCAACAACAGTAGCTTGTGATCTAGCTAATTGTTTAAAATTAGTATCAACAACATTGTTAAAACTTTTTAAACCATAAATGGTTTTTTGTATTTTTATCTGTTCATCCATTATTAAACAGTTTGTAGAACTTTAAAATAAAAATCATCATCATAAATGTAAGTGCCACCATCAATTTGTGATTTAATTTGTACTTTATAATAACGATCTGGTTCTAATCCATTCATATATAACATAAAGAAACTACTTGTTGGATCACAGCTTAATTGAGTAGCAGATGTGTCAAAATCAATTATTTTAGTATTTGATTGTAAATCAATAATAGAATAATATGAAGTTGTTGGTAATAATTTATTATAGATGTATAAAGAACTAGTTACAAATGTTCTAGCGGGATATCTATCTTTAACATATACTCTAAACTTAACATACTCACTATCATAAAAAATATTTTTATTATTTGATAATGATACTAATATGTTATTATTACCTACATATGATAATGATCCAGTATTGAATGTACTGTCATTCCATTTAAACTCCAAACATGGAGGATAAATTGTGTTAGTATCTCTAGAGAAAAAATTAAATGTGTATTGATAGTTAATATCAAACTCAATTGAACCAGTATTACGAATTATAAATCCATTATTTGGAATTACACTAGCTGTCCAAGCAGCTACTATTGATGTTACATCAACATCTATATCTTTAGTTGAAAAATAGTTAAATGTTTGTGAAGCTGAATAAGCAGTATACCAAGCAGCTCCACCATTATTCCCAGTAAAATAAGATGATTCAACACCAGCTGGTAGACTTGTTACAGTCCAAGCATTTGTTTGGTTAGCACTTCTATATTGCCAACTACATCCATCATCAGTTTCAGGAATATTATTAAAACGTCCTGTACCCATGTCCCAACTTTGATATAATGGGTTAATATCAATATTAAAATTAGTTGGAATTCCATCAACATTAGCATTGTATAACTTAAGAGAGGCAGTGAAATTTACTCCTGATTTAGTTATAACATCAGCTATATCAGTGTTGTCAAACTTAATTAATACACGGCTAGTAGATGAAGACGCATAAAGGTTAGGCGCATTTTTAGATAAGTCTAAAATAGCGTCTAACCCTGCGTTTAGAGTATTATAATCTGTGTAGATTGTAGTGTCCTGAGACGGAAATATTTTATAAACACCCATTTATATTAGTATTATTCTAGTATAAATATGAGGTATTTATAGAAATTACTTCAGTAAGTTATAGTATTCCTTGAAGTGTTTTTGGCGATCTGGTAAGCCAATTGTACCTCCATTAACACATTTAGTAACAGATAATACAGTTGCATCAGAAGCGTCAGCACATCTCTTTAAACAGTTCTTACTAAAGAACCAAGCAGCAGATAATAATGGATATTTAGTTGCTACTAAATCAGGATTTGCAGTGATATCTTCATTAATTGCTTTACCAAAAGCAGTATAGTTATCTTTACCTGTTAATTGAATATAACCACGGCCACGGAATTTAAAACCATCACCTGTAGCTTCAGCTCCATTTCCCATACGTCCACCATAAACTAAATTAGCGATTTTTTCTGGTTTGCGTTCGTATAATTTAGCTTTTTCTTCTGTTGGGAAGTATTTTTTAAAGATAGTATTTAATCCTTTAGCTCCGTAGTTTAAATTTTCATTTACTACTTTGAATCCACCTGATTCATGACCACATTGAGCTAAGAAATGAGCTAATTTAGTAGCTGTATCAATTCCAAATTTAGTCATTACCTCAGGAATTTGAGCTATTACTGTGTCTGGAATGTGTCCTTTTAGTTTATTTAAGTCCATATTTTAATTTTTAATAAGTTACTACTCTACCATAAATATCAGTGTCAGGATATCTCACTTCAAAAATCATAGGATCAAGTGAAGGATAAACAATACCTTGTTTTGTGGCTGCTTTAATATCATATGAATAAGGAGAATAATTACCTCCAGATAAATTAACAATATCAACATTAATAACTGATTGAACACCTTTAACAGATCCAATTAAATTGTAAATATCTGAGTAGATAATTGGTTGGTTAATTTGCCATTTAGTTATATCAAAATAATTTTTTAAAACATTAATACAGTTAGTTAATATATCTTGTGAGTTATAAGCTGGTAATATTGAGATGTCAAAATTAACTTTTATATTAGTATAATAAGCATCTTTAATAATAATAGCGTCACTCATCATTTTATTATATGATAAGTATGTTTTTAAATTTTGTTTTATAACATTATTAGCTCTAGTTATTTTACCATCAATATTATTTGATAAAATATAAATTGAAAGTGCTAATGGATTATTGTTGATAAAATTTTGTTTATCTATATCATTAGCTACTAAATAATCTTGAGTCACATAAGCTTTACTTACATAACCAAATTTAGCTGGCATAGATAAAGTACGAACTAAATAGTCAGCCTTAGTAACGTTTCTGTTTTGTGTTGGAAAGTTAGCTAATGCTTGTAAACGAATTTGTTCTGTTGTCTCACCAGGTCCACCACCAGATGATGGTTCTGGATTGTTGAAACGAAGTGAATCTTCAACTATTGTTAAAATAGAGTTATTTAAATTATAATTATCTATAGTTATATTAACAACATTTCCTAATCCAATATCATCAGATGGTAAATTAGCTTCTGATCCTCCTCCAACTAAATAAGTCACTGTTAAAGATGTATTTGAAGGAGAAATACCATATTGATTAGTGTACATAAAGTTAGATGGATCATAAGCCATATTTAACTTACTAATACCATCTACTAATCCCATACCTACATTATCAGGATTTGGAATAATAATTTCATCTGGTGAGGATGTTACTCCACTACCAAATTCTAACATTAAATTATTGTCATCATCAAAACGAGTTACAAAACGTCTATCTACTTTTTTAGTACGTAATAAGAAACGAGCACTATCATCATCATTATAATAATTAGGCTCATTTATAGGTATATTTAATGATTCATCAAATACTGTATCTTGAGCTAAATAAGGTACCTCATACCAAGTATTATTATCACTATCTATTACTTGTAATACTTGAATAATATTAGAATCATTAATAATAACAGTTGGAAATTGCTCAGGATTACCAAAATTGAATGTAGTTGTTTTAATCTGTCCTGATATTGCTTCTACTTGTTTTTTTAATAAATAATATTGTGGGTTAGTAGTTCCTGTATAATATTGATATATTGTTATAGTTGTTGGATCAAATGAGGATGAAAATCTAAAATCAACTAAATCTTGAGTTATAAATGTTATACTTGGTTTAGATATAGATTTAATACTAGAGTTTTTACCTACTCTCATAGCGTATCTCCAATCAGGATAGTAATTTGGAGCTCCATCAGAAGGTATTAATTGATAAACATCTAAATTAGCTGATGAAATTGATGTTATTTTAGGTCTATAACCTAAAGCATAAGCTAAAGCTATAATATTTTTTCTTTCTTGAGCGTATAATAATAATGTTTCCTGTAGCTGAGTGTCAGTGTAGAATGATAAAACATCACCTACATAAGCAGCCATTTCCATAAACATATTTCCAGGAGCAGATGGACTGAAGTCCATATAATTATTCTGGAAGTATGTTCTAGCATAATTAATTAAATCTTGCTTTAATGTATTAAAGTCTTTATCAAAGTATTTTATATCAGGTACATTTGCCATTATTATCTGCTTAAGTCGGTTGTTGAAACATTTATCACTAAATTATCATCTTGGTTATTAATAGAATATTCTAAAACTAAATTAATAAGATTTGAATCTGATTGTTTTCTAATTATTATATCTCTAATAATAATATTAGGTACATATGCTATTATTTCTGTCTCTAATCTAGCTGCTACACTATCAAAAGTTGTATCTGGTTCAAATAGAGATGCTCTTAAATTTCCACCAAATTGAGGATTAAAAAAACGCTCACCTTTATCTGTTAGTATATAATTAATTAAATTAGATTTAACTTGTTCTTTAGTTGTAAACGTTTGATTAAAAACATTAGTGTTATTATTAAATAAAACATTAATGCCAATACCCTTTTTTTGGCCTACATCTTGTGGGTTAAGTCTATATGCGGGTCTATTTAACATTAGATTTTACCGTCTTGTTTCATTTTACTCATTAAAGCACTAAAATCAGGAACAACATCAATTTTAACAGCGTTGATATCTCCAGATGGTCTAGTATTAGCTAACATTTGGTCAACACTATTAACAACAGGAACATCAACTGCTTCGCCAAAACCTTGAGCCATATTTGAATTCATATTAGCTACTGAACGCCAATCGCTAGTAGTTGCAGTCTCATTCAATATCTCATTTAATATATTATTATTAGTAAATGTTGTTGGTTTTAAGGGCTGTGTAGGTTTGGCAGGTCTTATTGATTCAACCATGGAATTTTTTATAGTGGTTTGTTTGGCCTCTGCCACCACCGGCTTAGGGGCTGGTGCCTCAAGCAATATTCCGAGCTCTTCCCTTACAACAGCTTGTACTTCTTCGCGTACAACTTTACGTAATAATTTTATAAATGTATCAGCTTTCATGTCTATAAATATTTTCGTTATCCAAGTATTAACTTAAGTTCTTCAATTAATTCATTAGCTTTGCGAGTTTTGCTTGGAGCTGTTTGAGTTATCTTCATTTTACTAAAAGCATCATAAGCAACAGCTTGTAAATCACCAGCTGGTGTTGTAATTACTTCAATAGTATAATTACGAATACCATTATTATATATAGTTGAGTCAGCATTATCTTGCTCAGGAATTACAGCGCGAGGACCACCATTTAAAGCTATATCTATATTTGTATTAAAACTTAATCTTTCAACTTTAAATTTAGCTCTAGTTAATACTTGTTGAAGTGTTCTTAATATGGTTTGAACAAATGTTATTAATAAAATATAATTATTAATTTTGTCTTCTAAATCTTTAGTTACTTGATCATCAATTTCTTTATTAGCGGGATATTGAGCAGCAATTGGTTTAGATGGAGATGGACTAGCTAAATCAGGTCCTGAAGCAATGGCTGTAGCTAGTAATTTCTTTTTTCTTGTTTTTAACTTCAATTGAATAATAGTTAAAGCAGTTTTTACAAGTTTAAGAACAACAATTAAACTATCAATGATAGTTTTCATTATCTTTACAACTTTTAATAAATTAGCTTTTTTTCTTTCAAATTCTTGTTTATATGGAGAATAATCACCTGAAAATTTAGGATAAAAAACTATAGCTACTTTATTTTTAACTTCTACACGGCCTTTATTTTTTAATTTTCTTTTTGTTTTTTTAATTAAATTACTAATAGTAGCATTAATTATTATGTCATTATTAATAAATTTAGTTATTAAAGATGTAATAATACCAACAACAGCTGTTTTAGCCATTGATTTAGCCATGTCTGCTTGATCTTGTAAGGAATTTGATAAATTATTAAATTTATCTTGTTGTTGTTGAGATATTTGATTTACTTTTTCTTCACTTTGTTTAATATTTTGTTGGTTTTCAGAGATAGAAGAAGCAGCAGGTGTAGTTGGTAAAGAAGAAGCAGCAGGTGTAGATAAAGTTGGACTTGATACTTTAACCATTTGATCAACACCAGATCCATAATTATCTCTTAAAGCAACTTTAGCTATTCGTACTAAATCAGCTTCTGTTGATGTTGGAGAATTATTACTATATATTGATTTTCCATTATCAAAAACTGTAATAGTTTGATTGAAGCCTGATTTTTTTATTTCATATGTAAATTTGGGCATAATTAGATTGTGAATGACTTTTCTGATTTAAAATTAATCATATCAGCTTTAACTTGAAATAATTTTCCTTTTAACATTGTTGTAGCTGGAGTTAATAAAACTGCCATTAATGGACCTGGTACTATAGCAGCTGCTTGTACCATATCACTATATGTTGATATAGCATCTATAAGATCATTTAATACTCCTTCTAACTCATCTGCTTTAGTGATTGGCTCTGCTTGGCCATTTAAATCTAAACCTAACTGCATTTTAGGAGCATTAACTAAAAACATATTTTCCTCATTATCACTATCTTCAATACCTACATCAATAGTCACTTTATCACCTGCTGATAAATTAATATAACGTTTAGAAGTTATAAAAATATCATTAGAACGAGCATTAAATATTAATCGTCCTGATGATAATACTATTTGTTCTCCATTATATGTATTTGCACTTTCAGTCATTATTTTTAATTAAAATAAAATATTCTTATTAATCCCGCTTCAATAGCCTCTTTAGTTTGGTTTTTCCATATTTTTCCTCCATTAGGATCAAATATAGTATAAGTACCATCTGTATTTTTACCAGTGATAACCATCCAATGGTGGCGTTTAGTATATCTACCAGAATAATTTGTACTAGATGCTTTATTTGTATTATCCCACTCAAATATTACTGGTTTGTTTCTTAGTTTTTCATCTATTTGTGATATTTTTGTAGCTGTGAAAAGATTACCTACTAACTTAACAGCGTCAGCCATTTCTCCCCAATAGACAACTGTTGATTTTTTAGCGTTATCCCAATACCAAGAAGGAGTATAACCAGCATTATTTTTATGATAAGTAGAAGCCATAGCAAAACTACAATAACAACATCCCGCTGATTTTAAAGTATAACCACCACCTTTAAAACTTCCCCATTGTGGGTCACCCTGGTTGAATAAGGCACATGGATAATAATATTGACTACCTAATGTACCATCATTTTGAACTAATTTAAATTGTGATCCATAAGCATTAAAATCAGTTCCTTCTTTAGGTACAACACCACCTGCTTTTCTTACTACATCATTAACAACTTTCAAAGAATTCAAAGAAACAAGAGATGGAGATGGTGTATCAGGAACTCTTTCCTGAATGTTATTTCTAACATCAATTATTTGATATAATTGGGCTGGTTGTTCTTCATCTGGAAGATTTTCAAGATCATCACTATATAAAGTATCTTCTTCTACTTCAATTCTTGTTGATCCTTTTACTTTAGTTCTTTCTACAGTTGGTTTTTGAGTTTGTTGCTTTACAACAGTAGGAACAAGTGTTGAACTTATAATTTCATCTATTTCTTTACCAACAGCTACTATACCTGGTGTTTTATCATTAGGATGATTAGCTGAATACCCAATATCATTTTTTAATTTAAAAACTCCAACATCAGTGAATTTCTTATAATAAGGTGTTAAAGTATCAACTTTTATATTTTTAAGATTACCCCATCCATAACTCCCACCAAGCACATATAATCCATTAGCGGCGCTAGGAAATTTTTCTTTGACTACATCAATAAAATCTTTAATACTAGTTGTTTCTTGATATCCATCATTAGTACCAATATTGATAAAAACTTTAACTACTTCTTGATCACCAGCATATTTTTTTATAGCTTCATTTAAGTTCTTTAAATTCCAACCTACTTTCCATAACACACCTTGTGGTCCTATAGGTTCTAATAGTTTAGAGTTAGCTTTAATTGACTCTGTCTGACTATCACCTATTATAATTGCTTTGCCTGGTTTTTGTGGGGTAGTATTAGTTGTGACAACTGAGGAGTTATTTTGGACATTTAATGATTGTTGGTTAGCATTACCAACATTTACATCTACAACTCCTGTTTTAGTGACAGCTATATATGATGATGTGTTATTTGGATCAGCGGGTTGGACCTTTTTGTTTGGATCATTAGTTGGAGGATTATCAATAGGAGGAGGAGTATCACCTGAATATATATAAGTATTTCCATTAGTTAGAGTCATTCCATTAGCATCAGTTCCTTCAATGCTTATGTTTCCACTACCAACTTGTCTAAAATACTTTTTTTCAGCCATAATTTATATTAATTAAGTCCAATGTAAAGGATCGTTAGCATCATTAAATCTACTATAAAAATCATTAGCGTATCTACTTCTTTTAGAAGGAGAAAATGTACCACGTTCATGACCTTTTCCAGCTCTGTAAACATCTATTCCTTCAGTACAACCATAACATCTTTCAACTTTAGCAGCAAAAAGATACGCCGCTATATCAGCAGTTAATGGACTTGTATTGCTTACTGCTTTTATGAAGTCACTATATGATCTTGTAAAAGAGACATCTGTTATAAAAGGTAATTGATGCTCAATTAATGATGTTCCTTGTGGAGGTGAAGCTAATTTTTTTACATCAAAGTATTTAGCATTCCATTGTATTAAACCATAGCTTGTAAAGCCATTAAGATCATCATATCCTTCATTTGGTTTAAATCCACATTCAGCTTGAATATTACCCATTATTCCCGCTGTTACTTCCTTAGATAAACCTAAATTTTTAAAATAATTTCTAACTGTTAATTGATTATCAGCTATCTCTTGTTTACTAACTTTAGTTGATTTAGTTCCTATATCATTATTATTATATGAATTAGTACTATTATCAACATCCCCATTTCCATTTCCATTTGAAGGTATTGATGAATTATCATCAACATTTTGATTAATGGTAACTGGGTTTAAATAATATGTTATTCTTTCATATTGAGATGATGTGTTACCAACTGTATTGTCTGGACCTTTTAATAAAGGAACAACAGCACCTATATCAGGCAATTGAATATTATTAATGTGAAATGGAATAGCCTTTCCTATTTTCACAGTTAAATTATCTGATATAGGTCTATAAGTTATAGATCTATCTGATTCATCTCTACTTAAAACAAATCCATATGAATATGGATCTTTATTTTTATCAAAAAAAGAAAGTTTTCCTCCAGATATTCCACTAGTATTTCTACGTGTGATTTTTCCTCCAGTAGTTATAGTATTATTAGTTCCCATTTCCTAATTGTTTTGGCTCTTCAATTTTAACACCACTAATTTCTTGGAATAATAATTCTTTATCACGCTCACTTAATATACCACCATCACCTTCACCTTGAGTGTTAGACATAGCGCGTTGAACAATACCAGCCATTTTAATTAATGCTTCATCATTCTTAACAGCTATCTCCATATACTCTTTAAGTAATGGAACAAGCATCATTGCATCACCTGGCTCTTGAATCATTGGTTTGAGCTGGTCGATTAATGATTTAATTTCCTTTTCTTTACGGTTAGCATTCTTATATATGTCTTCAAGAAGACTTGAAAAGGTTTTGTCTTTAAATATAACTTGGTTAAAATCCATATTCTGTTTTATATAAATATGGAAGGCGAAAAGAGTTATAACGTCATAGTGATACGTCCGTGTTCGTAAAATTCATTATACTTACGAACATATATAATTTTTAGGCGCTTAATTATTTTAGTAATCTGTGGAGTTGATGCTTCAGTCATCTCCTTAATATAGATATATAATGCTTTTTTATTGAATATATCTAAGTTTTCACTTTTTCTAAATAATTCAACAATAGCATCTGCTATTTGAGCATCACGTTGTTTTGGAAATAAAATAAACATGTTATGATCAATATACTTAGTAAATTGTTTTATAAATGAAACTGGTTCAAGATCATTAGCTTTTTCACTAGTGTTTACTAGATCAATTAATATTGATTTATCTTCATCAACAGCCTCAACAGGTGCTTTATCTTTTAGTTTTTTATAATTAGCATTATTATATAATATAAGATAGCGCTTAGCAATAGTGCCAAAATAAGAATATGCTTTGCCTTTTGATTGGTCATATAAATGTAGTTTCTCAAGTAAGAATGCTACTACCTCATGTTGGAGTTCAGGGATTGTATCCACCTCTGTATAGTAAAACTTAAAAGTGTGAATGATATTCTCAGCCAATTTATGAAACGCATAATTAATTTTTTCATTAAATACTTTATTACGTTTTTTAGGACTTCTTAATCTTAAATATTCAATGATAGCGTCTTCTGTTTCTTGAGTGAAATAATTAATTGACTGTTTTGGTTTGCGTTTACGGACAGTCCCCTTCTTGGTTAGTAATACCTCTTCACTCATCTTAGTTTCTTAAATAATGATTTAATGAATCTTGAATGTTCTGTAAATTACGGAAGAAGAAACCAATTTGATCATCTGATTTAAATGCCTCTGTTAATTCAACTTGTGACAATTGTTTATTTGATTCCTCAACAATAGAGGCTACACTGTCAATAACAATTTTTTGTTTGGTAGCAATTTGTTCTAACTTAACTACTTTTTGATTTAGATTCCAAATAATGTATCCAAATATTGTGAATACCCAAAGTACAATTGATATAATTCCTAGTATCATATATTTTTCATTATGTCGGCTAAAGCGGGGTTAACCATTGTTTTAAGGGCTTTCTGCTTAACAGCCGAATTATTTTTATTTAATTTAAAATTGTCTTTTTTAGGTTGATAAAGAATTGGTTGGCGTGGGCTAGTTAATTTAAGTAACCACTCAACTTCAAATTCAATTCTGGCGGCTAATAAATCTGCTTGATGAACAACATAAATAAGTGATGTGCGTGGTTTAGTTTCTGGATTGAAAGTGATTAAATATGACTTATTAGATTCATCATATAATCCATCATGTAACTTAATAGCTAGCATCTCATTTTTAGTAGGTAAAATACCATTACTAATTAATAAATATAAACCACGATCAGGTACTGACATGTATTCTAAACGATCATTGAACATATAAGTTTCATTTAACTTATCTCGTCTCCATTGGTCTGTTTGTTCAATATAAGCATCTTCTGTTTCATCTCCTAGTTTTCCTAAGTCATGATTGATAGCTGAGAATATTAATTCTTCAGTTGTGTAAGTAGCTATCATACCCATTTCTCTCCACACAGCATCAATTTTAAGAGCAGCTAACACAACTCGGTTTACATGATCAATATAACCACCTGGGAAACAGTTATGGTATTGTGAGCGGTGTGAAGCAGGCATCATTATAAGGCGATCTTCATGTTTCTTATAAAACTCAAGTAACTTAACACCTCGTTCACCTGAGATGTATTGTTCAATATTATTAAGAAAATGATGCCAATTAGATTGGATTTGTTCTGGAGTTAACATAACTTATTAATCTTGTATTTCTGCGTTAATTAATGTTCTAATTTCTTCAACTTTATCTTTTAAAATACTAAGCATTTCTTTAGCTACTAATGATGTAAATTTAGGATTTGAAAACTGAGATTGAAATACATTAAGCATGTTTTCAAGTTGATCTAATTTATCTTGTACTGGTTGTTTATATCTCATATATATCTTTTTATAATATTCACTAATTGTGGTATTGTGTCAAATGTAAGTAAAGTATCTGAATTTTCCAACTCTGTCTCTGGAACGATAGTGATTATTTTTACTCCTAAATCAATTAACACAATTGGATATGCTTCTGTTTTAAATTTTTCCTCTATCTTATTAGCAAAATCAGAAAATTGATGAGCATCAATATTATCATAGGCTATTCCTTCAGCGTCTAATTCACTCTTTAACCAAGTGCAATAATCACAGTCACCTAATGTTAATAACCTTATTCCTACTTCCCTCTTATTACTCATAAATTATTTACTAGTGTTCTAAAAAATATGGAAAATTCCTTGGGGAGCCAAATTTTTCTTAATGT